TGGTGTATCTAGACAACGACAAGGAGAGATAGGTGCATACGAAGGTAAAGCATCTAGCCAGCAGGCTATCTTACAGTCATCGCACATTACAGAAGACATGTTCCGTAAATTCTCTAGGCTAGAGCAAAGAGATATGCAAGCATTACTTGACTATTCTAAAGAGGCATGGTTGACAGGTAAGAAAGGACAATTTGTTATGCCGGATGGTACAACAGATTTCTTAGACTTGGATTCTATGGAACACTTAGAATCTGAGTACGGCATATTTGTATCTGACTCTGGTAAAGATCAATTGAAGCTAGACCAGATTAAAGGCTTAACACAAGCTATGATGCAAAACGGTGCTAAAACATCTACAGTTGCAGAAATCTTAGATGCAGAAAGTTTCCCACAAATCAAGGAGAAACTAAAGGCAGCTGAACGTGCACAAGAACAGTTAGAGCAAGCACAGCAACAGGCTGAACAACAGGCACAGCAACAAGCTATGGCAATGGAGCAAGCTAAAGTTGAGCAAGAGAGTTTAGAGAAAGAAAGAGATCGTCAAAAAGATATTGAAGTAGCTCTTATCAATGCAGAAGCTAGAAGAGATCCTGCAGCAGAAAACTTTAACCTGCAAAAAATGATGCAGGATTTTGAAGCTAAGCAGAGAGAGCTTGACATCAAAGAAATGGAGATTGAGCGTAAGATGAACGCTGACAACCAAAACGCAGAAATACAAAGAGAAGCTAATGCTAACCAACGAGAGGCGCAAAGAAATTCTGGAGACAGCTAGAGCAGTAGGCTACAAAGGTAGTGTTCTAGATTTGTTTGATGCTGCACGCGCAGGTCAAGATATTAGCCAGATGCTTCAGCCTCAGGATATGCAGGTTGCAAATACTCCCCAAGAACAATCGCAAGGTCTACGGCCACAGCATGCAGCTGGCAACACCAATGCTTCTATGGCATTTCCAGATGTTCCCCCTAACACACCTTTTAGTACAGAAGGTATGAAGGCTCCTATCAACATTAGCAAGTTTGATGAGCAAGGGCATTTAGTACAATCATTTAAAAATGTGCCCCCAGGAATACAGAGCTTACCTACTGGCCCAGGCAAGGGCACAGTTATAGAAACACCTGCATACAAGAAAGGTGGTTACAGAGCTAAACATCAATTTGGTGGACGGGAAGGAGACACATTCCAAGAAGTAGATACTTATATAAAGCCAGGTCAAAGTACTAGACCTAACTGGGCACAAACTCCAGATGCAGTTACTAATTATACTTTTGGTAAAAACCTAGTAGATGACGAGTCTAGATTTTCATTAGGTCTGCAAGGCACTGATATACTAGATGAAATTAAGTACCGTGCAGATTTGATAGGAAGTGCGGGCATAGGTGTAGGAAATCGTAAAGGTAAAAGTTTTAGACCTGCAGGTGAAAACTTAAGAGCAGGTATTAGGGGGCAAGCTAGTTGGCAAGGTGTTCCAGGAAATGTGTTGGAAAATATGTTTCGTAGAAGCGACGTAGATGTAAGAGGTAGTTTTGAAGGCGAAGCAGGTCTTGCGTATGCTAATGGTAATGTTAGTCCTTACATGAGCGTAACTCCTCAAACTAACTTTTCTCTAAATGACAATCTGTCTCTTGGTATAGGTTATGAAATGAGAGGTAGGTATGATAAAAACCGCAATAATCCTATATACGGCAGTACTGGCACAGGTACTGTAGCCCCTCTAAGTCAAAGAGATGGCTACTCTGGTATGGGTAGAGGTGCAGGCAGATTATCCCTAAAGTATAATATGGGAGATGGTGATTTTATTGAAGGTTACTACGCTAAACCTAACACTCTCTACCAAGGCAGTATGTACCCTGTTCCTGGCGTAATGGCATTAGAAAATGAAGGGCCTAGGTTCGGTGTTAGACTTAAGAAAAGCTTCTAAGTGTTATATAATAAAGCATATACGAAAAAATAATCAAACCAAGTAAATCGGACTAATTTTAAATAATTTTGTAAAGATTAATTTTATAGACAATGAGTGACACACAAGACAAAATTGCACTTGACGACATATCTTTTGATGATATGATAGACGGTGGAATTGCAGTTGATTCAGATGCCAATGATGATAATGCTGCAGACGATTTAAACACAGACCCTCCTGGTTCTGATGACTTAGATGATGATGCTGCTAAAAAGAAAGTAGCTGACGATCTTGATGACGATGACGATCAAGACGACGATGATCAAGATGATGATTTAGATCAGGACGATGATGACGATGACCAGGACGATGATCCAGGAAATCAAGGGAGTGATGATGACTCAGTAGTAGGTCAAATTCTAGCAAAGCTAGGATATGAAGTTGACCAAGAGTATGAAGATACTACCGAAGGTCTGTTACAGTTAACTCAAGATATGAGTGGTAAAATGGCAGAAGATCAACTTGATCAACTGTTTGAACAATTCCCACTTGTTAAAAACCATCTTGAGTATGTTCTTAACGGAGGAGACTCGCAAGAGTTTATGCAAGCTTATGATCCTAATTTGGATTATAACAAAATTGAAATCGGGGAAGATGATATTAGGAGCCAGAAGTCAATCTTATCAGATTACTTTGCTGCAAAAGGTCACGACAAAGATTTCATTGAAGAGATGCTTGAAGATTATGAGGATACAGGTAAGCTGTTCCAAAAATCACAAGCAGCTAAAGATGCATTAGCTAAGCAGCAAGGTACGCAACGACAGCAATTAGTTGAGCAGCAAAAGGAGCAGCGAGCTAAAGAGCAGCAAGAACAAGAAAAATTTTGGAACGGTGTCTATGAGACAATTAATACTGCAGATGAATTTGCAGGCATTGCAGTTCCTAAACGAGATAAAGCTAAGTTCTTTGACTATGTGTCAAAGCCAGTAACTAGAGAAGGGTTTACGCAACGTGACCTAGACCATAGAGAGGCGCAGATGGATGTAAAGCTAGCAATTGATTACTTGATGTACAAAGGATTCAATCTAGATAAAATCATCAACACAAAGGCAAAGACAAGAGCAACAGCATCATTGAGAGATAGAATCTCTAAGAACGAGGAGCGAGTCAAGAGTGCAAGAAAAGCAGGCAGACGACCTTCAGCCGACGTAGACTTAGACAATCTAGACCTTGATATATGATAAATGGCAATTTTAAAATGCGCTAACTTTAATAATTAGATAAAAAATGGCAATTAACGGAACAAACATTTCTGTGCAAAAGACGTTTTACAACGACGCACAGATGACTGACATGAACAGTCTTGCAAATGCTTTGCTTTCTAAGCCGACTGAGTTATCTCCAATCATCACTCACCTAGCTGGTAAGGATGACAAGCGTTTCCCATTATCTTTCTTGACTGAAGGTGTTGGTAACGTAAAGTCTATCGACCGTCTTGAGTATGAATACCGTGTGGCAACACATCGTTTGAGAACTCGTCCGGTTTCTAAGGCACCAAGCGTAACTACTAACGTAGGTCTTGCAGGCGCTAACTTCGAACTTGAATTCCCAGACAAGCACTTCGTATTTCCTTACGTACTTGTGTCTCAATCGGGTGCTCAAGCTCGTATTATGAAGGAACCAGAATTAGCAGCTGGCGGTTCAGGTTGGAAATACACTCTACAAGTAGTAAACCCATCTACTACTGCTACTGTACCTGCAGCTGACGTTGCAGTTGGTGCATTGTGGGCTCAAATGTTCGCACCTGTAGGTGTTGATTTCTCTCGTGGAAATGCATCTAACTGGGAAACTCCAGGATTGGTACGTAACAAATTGACTACAGTTCGTAAGTCTTACCACATGTCTGGTAACGCTAAAGAATTTGTAGCTGAATTCTCTCTACCAACTAAAGGTGGTTCTACTACCAAGTTGTGGATGGATTACGAAGAGTACTTACACATGCTTGACTTCAAAGAAGAGTGTGAAATGTACTACTGGTATGGTGAGAAAACTTACGATGCTAACGGTCAAACTTTCATGAAAGATGAAAATGGTCAGCCGGTTATCGTAGGTCCTGGTTTATTCCAGCAGATCATCAATAAAGACACTTACTCTACTATGACAGAGACTAAGCTTAAGAATATCATCGGTGACTTGTTCTACGGAATGACTGATGCTGCTCAGAAGCAAATTACTCTGTACACTGGTACGGGTGGTGCACGAGAGTTTGATGAAGCTCTTAAATCACACTTTGCAGGATCTGCAGGAGGCTGGAAAGTAGGTGGTGAAAACCGATTCATTACAGGTAGCGGACGTAGCTTAGGTATGTCAGGTTACTTTACTTCGTACGAGCACGTCGATGGACACTCTGTAAACGTGGTTAAATTACCATTGTTTGATCACGGTGCTGTTGCTCAAGCTCGTGCTAAACACCCTGTTACAGGTTACTCACTTGAGTCTTACCGTATGGTGTTCGTTGACCAGTCTAACTACGACGGTCAGAACAACTTACAAATGATCTCTAAGAAAGGTCGTGAGATGATGCGTTGGTGTGTAGCTGGTTCAGTTGTTCCAAAAGGATTCGAATCGACTTCTGCAAGAGCATCTGATGTAGACGGGGCAAGCGTACACATGTTGAAGACGGCTGGTCTAGCGCTTAAGCGTTTTGACACGTCATTAGACATTCAGTGTGTCGCTTCTTAATAAAGGCGTGTAACGCGGTCTATATATTGGTTTGGTTGAGGTTGTGGGGAGCTTTGCTCCTCACATCCTTACTTTAAAATATAGGAGAGTTATTCTTTCCACCCTATAACAATTAACTAAAAAGAACTGAATTTATGAGTAAAAAAGTATTCATTAGGAGAAAGGACATGGATAGTCACTTACCTAAAGCGGTACGAGCTGAAGCAACAACAAAGCTCAGCAGCGTCTATGTAAATAGGCAACCTTTGCACGGTTTTAGTGCAGAGGACAACAAGAAATATCTAAATGGGATTCTTGACGTAGCTCCCGATCACCCAGATTGGCCACGCCACGTAAAACAATTCTACGCAGATTTGACTATTCCTGTAGGATTTACAGGAGTTGAACTAGAGGTAGGTTTAGATGGTGACAATAACCCACTAAGCATAATGGATTACATTAAGTACAATTTTGCACTTAAGCATCCACATGTAGCACTGACCAAAGAGGAGATGGATGGTAACTTTAACAAGCGATTCTATATCCAAGATCTTACAAGAGAAGACAAGGTTAAGAACAATGAAATCAAACTTAAGAAAGACGCGGACAAGGAGTTCATTAAACTTTCTTCTAGTTTACCAAACATGAAACGTGTATTGCGTTTGATGTCTAACAGCAATCCAGAGCGTATGACTGAGGAGCAGATTGAAAACTCGTTATACGAGTTGAAAAACAAAAATGCTAAGAAGTTTTTACGTATTGCTACAGACAAACATTTAGAACTAAAAGCAGAAATTGATGAAATGATTACTGCTGGAGTTCTTAGAAAAATCGGAAATCAAGTTATCTTTATTGATGAAGTTTTGGGTGACACAATTGATGATACAGTTGTACATCTAAAAGACAAAAAGAATTCCGGTAAACTAACAGTCCTACGGGCTAAATTAAAAGAGTTGGCATTGACTTAATATGAATGTAACTGAGATGCATATCGCTGTACAGCAAGGAGTGGATAAGATTAATTCACTCCAGGCTGACAGCTTACTATCCGAAGAGATAGATTTAGAATTGAACAAGAACATGTTCAGATTTATTAATGTCAAGTATGGCAGAAATAACATCTATCGTAAAGGGTTTGAAGAATCTCAGAAACGCATTGATGACTTACGTACGCTTGTGCGCGAGTATGAGGCACCAACAGCTTTTAAAGAGCAGCTGCAAAAAAATATTTTTGTAGATACTTTTACAATTCCGTCTGACTATATGTATTTGGTAAACCAAGTTTCTAGGGTCTACATTAATAACTGTAAGACGATAGACTATTCTTTAGTAAACTTACCAGCTGTAAATTACTTTGTAGTAGACTTTAACAATTTTGTACTTAATAACGCTGATGGAAACTCCGATGCATTTATTAACGGTATAGAAATGAATAAAGACAATATCGCTGCAACAGTTTGGAGTCCGTCAAACAATTTAACTTCTTCAGGATGGTTACCAAATTCTTATCCTGGAAATATTGAAGCAGTTAAACAAGACATACTAAACAATCCAGGTGCTGGATTTAAAATCTACTGGGAAGAGTATGAAACTCTATACGAGCCCGGAAGTTTTATTGTTGTAGTAGATATTAGTTTACATTACTGGTTTAATTGGGACCCTTCTGCAGGAAATTTATCAGTACTTAAAGGTTTACCGTATGTTGAAGATGGTATTACAAGAACTGCTCCAACAGATTTAAATGGGCGAGTGCTAGACGCTAGCTATTCAGAAAAAAGAGAACCAATATCTTACTCAGACCTTCTTACACAAGGGAATAGATTTTCTCAACAAGACGATATTTTTACGCTTTTGAACGATCCATTTAATACCACAAAGCATACGTCACCGTTGACAACAATGCGTGGTAGGTCGATAGATATTTACACGAATGATATATTTATAATAGATTCTGTAAAAATAACTTACATAAGAAAGCCGAAAGAGATTTCCTTATCTTTGGGGGTAAACTGTGAACTGCCTGAACATACTCATCAAGAGATAGTTGCGATGACAGTTGCCAGTATATTAGAAGCCATCTCTGATCCTAGATACCAATCTGCATCAGTGGAGGTTACAAAGAATGAATAGTTTTATTAATGGTAGCCTAAGGTTACCGAAAATTTAAAAAAAATGTCAAGACATTTATTTGTTGGCGCGGACGTTGCTGGAAACGCCAAATTAATTACAGGTCTAATGGCTGACGGTGCTATTGGTATCGAAGCCGCAGGAAAAGCTTTTGATGCAGCTGATGCAGAATTAGATGCTGATTTGTATGTTGCAGGAAACAATGTTCCAGCAGACGCAGATCAAATTCGTATTTTATTAGGAACAGGTGGTAACATGCTTGTATCTCCATGGATTTCTCGCAGAAATGTAATTGCATACAGCGGACAGTCTGGTGCAGCTGCTGTTCCATGTAAGCAAACAGTAACAATTGGTGGAACTTCTGCTGCTGCAGGTACTGTAGTATTAAAGTTTGTTAGAACAGGTGGACCACGTCCAGAGTTCTTTAGTTTTTCTACTGCAATTCCTGCTAATACAGCTCACACAGCTGCTGATGCATTAGTAAAAGCTGCATACGAAGCTGCTGTACTTCCAGAATGGTTAAATCCTGTTGCTGTTGCTACTGCAGGAGCTACTGTAGTATTTTCTGGCGCTAAAAGAGGTGATAGTACTCAAAGCGGTGGTACTTGGGATTACGAGCCTGTTCAATTTGAACTAATTGTAGAAAGCTACGATGGTGGTACTCAAACTTATGTTGCATCTGCAACTCAAGCTGGTGACCCAGGTATTGGTGATGGTTACGCAGTATTGGCTCTTGAAGAGTCTTTGCACGGTGTTAGCCACGGGTTCTATGATCGTTTGAAATTACCTAACAAGCCTGCAGTTAATGCATTGGTAGGTACATCTTACGATATGATTACTTTGGTTGCTACTAAAGACGGAAGCACTTCTCCACAGATTAAAGGTGTGGATAATCTAATCGAGATTATGATTGCTCTACCTGCAGGCTTTAGTGCTGCAACAGTAGTAGCAAACTTGAACGACTACTTGGCTGGCGATTTCACAGCAGTATCAGTTTAAGATTTATTCTTACATAAGACTACTAGGGAGCTTGTCTCCCTACTAGTCTTTTTTATTATATTAGACAAATGGCATTAAACGTATCATATACTGCAGACTGTAACAAAATTATTGTAAATGTTACAGGTGCGGACAGAGCTAAAACTAACACTGTCCAAGTAACTAACGGATCTAGATCTATCGCCTACGAGTTTGATCAGCAAAACGAAAACACACGAGTTGTTACAGTTGCGGAAGTAGGAGGAGATAATGGAATCTATGTAGTTAATCATGTTGTTGATGGAGTTATACTTGCAAGAGCTGCTGTAATTCTATCTTGTGATATTCAATGTTGTTTGGCTAGTAAAATGAATGAGCTGCTTAAATGTGACTGTGATTGTACAAAATGTGCAGAACAATTAGCAGAAGCTCAGAAAATATTCTTACTGCTTAAGACTGCAGAATCAGAACTTGCTTTGGCAGATGAAGCTGGAACTATTCAGCAAATACAGGCAGTAATTGACAATGCTCAAGAAAAGTATTTAACTGCCCAAGACATGTGCGCAGGTCATTGTGGGTGTAACTGTTAAACATGGCTAAGCAAACATTTTTATCATACAAATACTTCAGAGATTCTGCAGGAGTATCTTATGCAATATTTGTATCTCACGATTCTGATAAGGTTGCATCTGTTACTGTAGACCAAGGTTCTAACCTGTCTATCATATCAGAGAAAATTAACCTATTACTTGATGGATCTCAAGAGAACATTATTGAGTATAAAGGTTCTGGTGTACTATCAGTAACGTTTAGCTCATCTTTTAAGCAAGATGTTCCAGTAGCAGAATTAGCTGCAAGTGACGCGCTTAGTCAAGACTTTTCTAGCCTTATAAGATCATTTAGCTTTAGTGTTAATCCTGATGACGGATTAGGCTACAGCATTGTAGATTCTATCTACTACTCAGAAGGAACTCAGTTTGGACAGCTGTATATATTTCCTTCTTCTACCAATAGCCATTTAGACATAAGTGCTACACAAGATTATTACTACACTTCTGACGGTGCCGCTGCATACATTGGCTCTACAGAATTGCAGAACCAATTTTTAAACGCCATAGACTATACCAATGTAGGTTCTGGCGATACAAACCTAGGTAGGTTTAGAGGAGAAAAAGACGACGGCAGTTCTTTAAGTTTTACTTCTCGTAGCAGTGTTACTACAAATGCCCCAGGACCTAAAGTAATAGGCGGGATCATTTCAATAGCTTTAACTAAAAGAGGTGCAGAGACTAACAGTGTTTGTTTAGACCCTAGAGCTTCTAACTACTATTTAAAAGGCTGTGCCGGTAACTCTTTACCTTGTACTGCAAGT